TCATAATCTCTACCTGTTAAGTTATACAGCTTAATTCCAGCGCTTCCTCTATAACCACAATCAATAATACCGGGGTGAGGGAGAATACCATGTTTAAATCCTAATCCAGATCTACCCTCGATTCTAACCCAATAACCAGGTTCAATATATGCAAACTTCAGCCCTACGTCAATAACAGCAGAACCTTTTGCAGGAATAACTTTATCCTCAACACATGTTACATCTAACCCAGTATCATCCTTATGGTTTTTTGAAGGGAGAACCGCGCTCTCGTTAGTCTTCTTAAATTTTAATATCATATATACCTATATTAAGATACATTGTAAAAAATTCAAGTATAGATTAAATATATGTGTAATGGCTGAAGAAGAGCTAGATGAAGCAGTAAATGATATTATCGCCCAAATAAAAGGCAATAATAAAACAGTACGCGAAAAAAAAGAAGACGTAACAATAGATAAGGAAAATCTAGAAGAATTTATTATGAAGTCCTCTGGAAAACTTGTTAATAAGTCCTTAGAAATTGTAGATAATGTGAATGATTATATTTCGTCTGCTCCGGAAAATAGAGATGTTGCTGCATTAGCTGAGGTAATCAAAGCGACATCTGCTTCTATTGATACCTTGCAAAAACTTCATAGCGCTAATGAGAGAAACGAAACGCAAAAAGAAGTTAAAAAGATGGATGTCGAATCGAAAGAAAGACTTAACATCGCAGATAATCAGACCAGGATACTATTGTCTAGAGACGATATAATGAAAGCATTGGTTGATAAAGACGACGATGTAATTGATGTCTAAAATCCGAGAGTATTACAATCTTTTTCATCAACACAAATATCTCTAGCTTTTGCTTGACTAAGATATTCTTGAAACTCGTCCTTAGTATCGAAGGGCATCCAAACTTCAACACCAGTACTAGTAGTCTGCGAATGTACACCTGATAACGCGCCATTTGTTAACTCGAGTGTCTTTTGCGCAGCGCTTTGTGGGGTAGTAAAGGTTGTTACATTTAACACACCAGGAATTTGTCCTAATCCCTGTAAAGAAGGATCTACTTCAGGTGATATCTGTGTTCCGCCAATATCCGGATTTTCTCTTGGTCTCTTTATACCGGTACCACCTTGTCCGACTACAGTATATAGATCAAATGACCCTTCATCAGATGGTATAGTGAGACCGAAATTTGGTAATGACGGTCCACAACAACAACTACAACATACTTCTACACACTCTTCATCAACGTATTCATTTCCTTGCTCATCAAAAGCTTTCTTTAGAATAAGAAAAGACTTACATACTTTATCATTTACCGTCTTTGATATATTTTGCTCTGGGTCGAAAAAGTTTATATTTCTTTTATACTCAAATAATCTAAATGCATCTTTTCCTAGAAAGTCTTCAATTATTCCAATAATAGCATTAGCAATACCGCGTAGGATATTACCAAATCTTATATCTTTAAGCATTAAGTTACCTACTGCAATTGGTGATGCTGTATAATTACCGAGGTATTCTGTATTAACACGCTCGATAGATCTCTTATCAATATACGGAAGCGTGTTATCGTTAAAGACAGCACTCTCAGTATTGTATTGAATAACACGCGAGCATGTTCTTTGGCAAGTACTAAGATTTCTAAGAATGAATGCTGGTGTTTTTTTGGCTAGGTTTAACGATACATTCAACGCGTCAGCTTCTGACTCACCGTAATAGATTGCTGTACCGGCATTTTGTTGTATTGTGTTTGCTAAGCAACCAAGTATGTCCGGAGAAGGAAAAAAACAATTTTGAACTCTTCCTTGACCTCTATAAGGGTTTTCAGCATATATAGCAACTTGGTTTGTAAACGGTCCGTTATATAATTGTCTCATATAATATAGAGCCGCTTGCTCATTAATTGCAGGGTTATCTCTCTTGAGATCATTGACAAATATTCGTAGTTGATTTAGACCTAGTTGATATACCTTTTTAAATGATTCACAGAGTACCTTATCTTCTTCAGTAAAGGTATAACCTAAGACTTCTTTATCTTGACCTTCAACACCGCTAGTACTCGCGCCCTCTTCAGCCGGGCAAGGCGTTTCAATGACAGCAATATATTGATCTTTAGTTAACTCTAAAGCTCTTAACGTTTCACAACTTTTATTACATATAGCCATTTATTCAATACCTTTTCGTTCTGCATCAGGCCCAACGCACGTTTTAATACAGGAGATTACATTAGAGTACCTATCTCTTTGAAACGTATGTCTAACTTTGGTTACAAACCACCTACCTAATAATTTATCATCAACAATATCTACCCTATCATTTCTCTTGAAAATATCAATAAACTTACCAGGCTTTCTTATTGTGTCACCTATGTTATCGAGACCTAATTGAAGATTTAAAAAGGTCATATTAGATACCATTTGAGCTTCAGCTATATTTCTAACATGTTCTTTTTTATACGGGAGAATGAAAGGCTTGAAGATATTACTTTTTGCTTCATTTATAGGTAGAAATGGGACCGGGACACCACCGACACATTTGAAGACCTCAACAAATGATTTTGCCCACTTATCTTTAACATCACTAATTGTCATTAATTCCTTTACCTCAATCCCAAGTTCTCGGTTTGTAGTAGCTATTGAATAGTTTGTAAAAAATTCATTACTCCATGTTACCATAGGTGTAGTTAGGTTTGTGTATGATAACGTATTAGTATACTTATTAGTAGGTATACCTTGATCAACAGGGTTAGCTGCTACAACACCTTCATTTTCTTCATTTGTTAAATCACCAATACCAAATGCTTCTTGTGTTAGTTTTGTGTTATCAGCAAAAATCTTACTTATAGGGCGTAGTTGAAATTTTTCTGTTGATCTATCGTATGTAAGCATTCCCTGACATGCTAACCCACCGTCAATAAAATAATACAACCTTAGTAAGTATTTGATTAAATCAGAATACCTAAATGATATTGGTGGAATTATATACTCTGGAAAGTTATCTATTACCATATCGCCAGGTTCCCAATTATCCTCATCAATACAACCCGGTCCTAGGACCTCCTCGAGTATTTCAATAATTATGTCACCTATAGCTACCGCTGTGCCACCTCTACCACCACCGCCGTATCTTTTACCGTAAGGAATCTCTTCATTCAATTTAAAATAATTTTCTTCAATTAGCGTATAGGTCTTTAAGTTGTTGGTTCTATCAGTTTTTGATACACTATTATATTCATTAGCTATGACAAAATTATATTTTAAGTTTATTTCTTCCTTTGGTCTCTTATCCTCTGTGTTATACACCTCTATTGTAAATTTATCTCTTCCGTCGCCACGTGTAAACACATTGTTTTCAACAAAATCATACGGGTTGTTTACAGTTACCTGTGCACTAATAAATGGCTCAAAAAAGTTTTCATCTAATTCAAAACCAACAATAGCTGATTTTGAAAATTGAATTTCCTTTCCTCCCTCATCACCGCTCGGTCCTGTAAGCTTAAACTTACAAAAAAAGTCAGTTCCGTTAATAGGAAATATTGGTTCCTCTTTTGCCATTAGAAGTGTCTATTGCTAAAAACCGTCGTGTCGGTAATTTGTTGATAAATTAGCCCCCGTTGGTTTTTTCTAATAAATTTCAGCTGCATCCCACCTTCAGCATAAAATTTATTTTTAAGAAGAGGCTTGTTTAATAAGTATATCATCCACCAACTATCGATATCACCGTAAAGAGTATGGGATGTTGTGGTTAGTGGTTCACGAGACTTCACAATATGTGTATCTAATAAATCTGGATCAATATTATCCGGAAATTCAATCTTATTTAAAATATTATAGAAGTAAAACTGTTTGCCATTTTTACCTTGGGTAAATATTTTAAATATTCTCTCGTAGCGCGATAAAGGAAGTTTTTGTAATTCCTTTATTTTGTTTTGATATTTTCCTGTTGTACCTGTTAAACTCATAATATTTTATATATTAATTTTAAAACCCAGCATCTTTTAAATCTTGCATATGAGCAGCGTGACCTGCTGCATATCCACCGGGCGACCCCGGGGCCTTTTTAGCTTGTGATCTCAGCTCTCCTAGAGCTTGCGCTCTCGAATATTCATATGAAGCTGAATCCTGTCCTGGCGTTTGTACCATCTTCATAAAGTTAGCTGGTTCGATCGTCAAGGAATTAAAGGTCATATCAATTACATATGCTTCAGGTTGTATAACGTTGTTAATTTTTCTTCTTTGCCCAAGCAGCGAAACACTAAAGTTTTCTAAAGAAGCCCATTGTATGAATCTTAACCCAGGTACATTAACATTAAAAATTGCTGGGAAAGTCATTCCAATAGAGCTTTTTCGTTCTGGTCTATTTATTGTAGTAAAAAATTTAATAAACTCAGCATTTTTTTGTGCCCCTTCATCGCTTAATGTATTTGATAAGGCAAATGAAATCTGCAAACCTTGATCGGTATTAGAATACTGGTAAAATTTTGGAGTCTCTATATAAGTACCAGGTGCACCCATGGTCACTTTACCACCTACCGCTTTACTCACAGAACTCATTACGTCAGATACGCCCCCTCTTGACATACCTGTTGCCTCTTTTTTATTACCTTCACTATCCTCAGTGGCAAATGCTGCAGCCACTCCCCCGGCAATATTTGCAAGATTTTTTCCAAGCTCTATACCACCGCCAACAATTTTTTCGCCAGCCCCAGCTAGGTTTTCGATCACTTCTGCTCCGATCATATCAGCACCTCTTTGACTTATTGAAGAGAAAGAATCATCATATTCATTACTAAAGGATCTGTAATCATCAGTAAAGAAAGGGAAGAAAAAAGTACCTATTTTATCTCCTGTAGTTTTATATAAATCTCTATAGAATATAAGACCTGCATCTGCACCTGCTGGTAGATCTATTGTCTCGAGTGTGTTTATATAACCTTGTAAAAATTGTTGAAGTTGACTGTTTTCTAAAATATGAGCTGTGACTATAGCGCAAGGAGCTTCTTCTCTTAAAGGAGATCCCGTTGGGACGGAAGTCCAGTCGTACTCCCTAACTATATCGTAAGTAGCCATAATAATATTTATGTCAGAGTACCCGGGGTATGCATGCTATAACCGGAATTATAAAATTCTACATTACTAGCAGCTACTTTCGGTCCTGATGGATCACCCTGTGTAGCTGGTATACTATTACTAGGTTGTGATATATTTACTATTCTCTCGCCACCTGCTCTACCGCCGGATGGCTTTTTAACTAATGCTTGCGTAAGTTGTACTAATTGAGACAAGTATGTATTAGATACACCGATCGCTTTTAATTGAAGCTCTGCTATTCTCGCAGACTGAGTATGCTCATTACCTTTACCTGATAAAAACGGATCACTTAATATTTGATCTACAGTTGTATAAGGCTTTGGCCGTGTTATATGACCTAGTAAATCTATCACTGCATTTTGTGTTTTACCGAACAGCCTACTCATAGTTTTGCCTGTGCTGCCTAATACTTTATCAACAAGACCGCCATGCTTTACCCCCATTACAATATCATTCCGGTTAAAAGAAACTGGTTTAGATCCAGGTCTCCAAATAAAGTCATCTAGATGTGAGGTATCAAATTTTGGATCTTGTTGATACTGAGGGTCCTTTTTCTTCAACTCAGCCTCTGCCTTTTCATCACCCATTGCTGCAGCCTGAAGTGCTTGTGTTCTATTTTGCGTTAAACTAGGGAAGAAGTTCATCATCATACGTCCTAATGGTCTAGCTCCAAAATGATCTGCTAACATTCCCCCTATTTTTCTGCCAACCCAATCACCGGCCATAAACCCCAAGAAGGTACCGACTGTTCCCAATCCAAATGGTGGAGGGCCAGATAACGCCGCTCCTAGCGCTGCACCCACCACTACACCGCCTAAACCTTCTGCAACGCGCTTACCTATATTTTGCTCTAACTCTTCCATTGATGATTCTGGATCCTTAGAAAATTTATTAATGTCATAAGCAGCAAAAGCACCTTCAATAGCTGCACCAATAAAAGGTATTTTCTTTAAAACAGCGCGCAATGCTTTACTACCACCGCCCTTAAGCATATAATTTTTTGCTCCGTCCCAGGCCCATTTTAGCGGCTTACCTACTAATGCAACTCCTTTCTTAGCTACATCCCAAACAGCACCCCCTGCTGTTTTCATACCGCTCCACGCGGCTTGTCCTCCCTTTACAGCTACATCTTTAACTGTGCTTAGTGCCGCTCCGGTTTTTTGGATTGCTTTCCCTCCAAAATCTACAACTGCATCTTTACCTGCTTTGAGCACTGCTCCTGTTTTTTGTATAGCTTTCCCTCCAAAATCTTTAGCTGCAGTATACCCCTTACTAACGAGCTCTTTACCCTTCGAAAATAAACCTTTACCCCATTCCAAAAGACCTCCGCCCTTTTCAGCAACTTTCTGACCGATACTTTGCATAGCGCCTTTTCCAGCTTCAAACGCAGACCTAGTAGCATTACCAATACTTTGCAAAGCACTTGATAGAGCTCCTTTTGCAGAATTTAACATACCTTTTGCACTATTAATTCCACTGCTTATTGCACCAGTAAACCCTTTCCAAAAGCCTGAAGATTTAAAGCCAGACCATAAGCCACTAAAGAAATTTCCTACTCCACGAAAACCAGTCTTGATCGCGTTCCAACCAGCCTGCCCGACTCCTTTAAGAGCGCCCCAGATCTTACTACCACCCCACTTTATACCTTTCCATAACCACCCACCGAGTACCCTCATTAAACCTCTCCTACCACCAGGACCACCAATGCCCAAAATACCCATTAGTCCGGTTATCCAATCTAAAAGACCTCCGCCATCTTTTTCCCCCGCTTCCTTACTCAAAAGTTCTGCTTTTCCTGCCTTATCTTGAGCTCCTGATACAACTGTTTGAGGTTTTGTATCTTTTTCGTACTTACCCTTTAGTAAGAACCACTCCTTAACAAAGATAGACATCTTATTTTTAAGACGACTTTTTTCTGGTGAAGTTAAATTAGCTTTTACTTTTTCCTTCTTGTTAACACCATATAAAGAGGAATTGGTAACATTTTTACCAATGCTATCTACTGCATCATAATCAGATGCAGCTTTACTTTCCGACTCTTCCATGGAGGCCATTTTCTCCATAGCATCGGTCATTGCAATGAAGTCACCGTCTGCCACCTAATTATTTAATCGCTTGCTGAAGTATCGAAAAATTCTGCATCGATCTCGAGTTCAGTTTCATCAACTGTGAGAATATCGGTATTGTATTTATTAATGGTTTCAATATAGTCGGAAATCTTGGTATAAACACTCAAAGGAAGCTTTTCAACAAGCTTCACACGCTCGTGAATTCGAATATCATCTAAATCAATTACATCGTCATCAACCTGTATTGTATCAATGTGTTTAAGTATCTCGTAAATATACAGTTTTCCAATACCCTCTTTAAGTACTTGAAGATCAGTATTAATCTCCTGTTCGCATTTATTAAGTAACATGTTTTCTTCTCTTAGAGTAGGTATTTTAAGAGTAAGCTTTAGAGGTCCTTTTTTAATTGTATCTTTATCTTTAACATCTAAAGGAATATTCTTAATGTTATCAAGAATGCTTTGCAGTTCAATCTTACCAGCTTTATTGCCTAATGCATTTTTTCTTAAGGCAACAATAAAAGGTAGTTTATCATATAATTTTAAATCACTCAACCCGGAGTTTTCAATGATAATTTTATTGAGTGTTCTGTTAAAATCTAATGTACCTTTAAGCCCATCCAAAGCAGAAGAAATGAGATCTTTCTGTTGTTTTAAGTTTAAGGGCTTGGTAGGTACTTTCTTTTTTAAGGATGGAACATAAATTTCGATAGTTTCATCATGAAGCTTATCTAATTTGTTTAAAAAAGAAGAAACATTTTTACTCATAACAATATTTAGCTAGCATTCTGTTTTTGCAAGTCTTCGTTTTGTTTCTCAACCTCGTCTGCATATAGCTTATAATAATCATCAAGTTCTAGATAGGTACTATTTATAAGAAACGATACATCAGGTATTCGCTTACTTAAAACAAATAGCATTTCTCTATAGTCCGCGTCGTGTATGCAATCGAATAACTTAACAATAAATGCTGAAAAAGAACCATCAAGCATGTTAAGTACAATTTTATCTATTTCCATACTCTCTTTACCTTCATACACTAATATGTTAAAATGTGTGCTGTTCTTTTGCACAAAGGCCTCGAGATGATTAAAAATAGTATCAGGCAACCGACTTATTATTTTGTCGTATTCCTGTTTAGATAAAGATGAAATTGTCACCTTTTCATTATCAACCTCCAAGCTTTCTATAAGAGAGAATATAAAATCAGTATCCCCTACGAAAAATCTTGATGGGTAATTTAAAACGCATTTTATACCATCTACGTCTATCTCTTCTCTTATATCGTCAAACGAACCTATATTTTTTTTAAAGACGTGTAAATCTATATTAACTTTTCCCTTCTTAGATCCTATAGCAACTTGATCTCCTATACACTTTTCTCTTAATATAAAGAAAGCAAACAATTTCTCTACCACTGTCAGTCCTTTAGTTAAGATAAATGATTCTAAAAAGTCTATTGTATTAGGCAAAGAAGAATCACTATACAGAGCCATCTTTCGTAGATCTTTGTATAGAATTTCATTTACTATAACTTCCTTATTATTAGGAAGGGTAAAGGAGAGATCCATATTAATAATTATAGCGCAAAATAAATTGTCAAGAGCTTGTACTAGCCCATGGGCCGGCTTCGGATTTGCTGATCAAAAGGTACGCCAAAGTCGCCTACAGGACTATACGGTGGTCCTTGACCTTTGGTTGTTCGTAATGGCTCGTAATTCTTAAACGCAAAAGTTACACTTTTTTCCATAAACGACTCATTATCATAATCTATTGTATATTGTTCTACATTAGTAGGAAATACGTCTCTAAATATATAACCTTTACGAATTTCGCCTTTATTATTATACTGTCTTAAGACTACATTTGGACATAATAATTGTCTATTAATTAGACCATCTATTCCTATTGCTATCATCCACGGCCTAAAGAAGGTATGTTCTAGATCATCATCCGTATCGAGTATGTTTACTGAAAGATTTCTAGCTAAAAATCCCTGTCTTTTTTCCACACCGAATGCTGGTAAAAATCCCCCTTTGTTCATATCAGCACCTGCTTCTAGAAATTCTGTTGTTTCGCCTGGTACAGTAACCTCTCGCGCTACTAACATGTTACCGTTTGATACGAATTGATCAGGTGTGTTTTCTACCCTCCACGCTTCACCGGCCTTCATTAATGCTGCGTCAACTGAGTCTTTTACGGCTTTAGCATTCTCAAACTCTATTTTCCAAAGAGATGGTAGAGAGAGATAAAACTTCGGCGGACCGCCGATGCCAAAGTTGCTAAGAAAATCGTATTGCTCTCGTGCCATTTATAATATTTAATCAGTAAAACTGATTAAACATATAACTTAGCTAAAATCTCTATAAAAATGATAAGCAAACGTAGTAGAGAAGTTTAAAATAGCTCCTTCACCTTCAGCAATAGAGTACTCAATGTCTCCGATCTCTCTAATTGATGCACCAACAAGCTCGACGTTTCTAACATCGTTTAGGCCTTTGTCAATTTGAACTAAGTTAATTACTGATTCTTCACCAGGCATTCCATACGCTCCAAGAGATGTCTCATTGTTAAATACTGCTCTTGAAGCTGCTTCCATTTTGGTTCTAAGCTCACAATTTTCATCGTGATAGAACTCAATTGAATAACCTTCAGCGTTAGCGTATGTTGACCTTCCCGGCACTTGAAACTGCTGACCAAAATAGTTAACTGTTTGGTTAGTTATGTTTCTACCCGGTAATGATGCCGTCCTAGCGTACACTAAGTCATCCTCCCCGTTAAAACTAACTCCACCAATCAAGTCTATTTGCCTGACTCGAAAGAGGAAGTCACGAGAAAATTGCTTCGCTGCAGCTCTAGTAAAGAAGTTCTGAATAGTTGTTGCCATATTATTATTTAATTGTTTGTTTCATTAACCACCGATTAATTCTTCAAAATTAGCATCTGTTCTTGTTGCATAGAAGTTAACTAAGATAAACTCTGCGGTTCTTGTTGGTTTAATGTAAATATCAACCACCAACTCATTAGCATCGATAACTTCTGGTGTGTTGTTTCTTTCATCACACACAATCATGTAATCGTATAATCCTTCATTGTTCTTAGCCCTTTCAAAGATTGGGGTAAGTGTGTTAACAATTCTGGTTCTAGTAAACTCTGTATTCTGTTCAAATACGAAGAATCTAGAAACTTTCTTAGTCGGTCTCTCCAAGCTCAAGAACAGCCTTCTAACATTAATTCTGTCGAATGCGCTC